AAATACATTTATAATTCCAGATGAAGCTGAAATAGTAGAAAAAGGATCTGGTCCTAAAATTGCAATTACTTCATTTTCAGTTCTATCTGGTCTTGCATTTAATAAACCTCGTTCTCCTCCTGTATGTCCTCTTGGTTCTAATTGAGGATGTTTAGCTTCAAATTCTGATTTATGTACAAAGGCACCACTCCATTCAGTAACCATTTCATTATATGGAAATTCAATTCCTGATCTATCCGATATTGCTTTTGCGTATTTTGCCATTATGTTCCTGGGTAATAAACTTTCGGTGTTATGTGAACACTAGTAGAAGAGCCGTCTTCTGATAATGCTCTAGCTAACTCATCTTCATAATATAATTTCATTTGTTGAGATAACTGTGGATTAAATTTTTGTGCTAAATAAAATGCTAAACCAGATGCCATACAAGGTATAAATCGATAAGGAGTATCTGTTGCATCTGTATAAGTTGCATCAGCATCTTGAATTCTTTTGACAAAGAAAATGTGAATTTCTTTTGATGCATTAGATGAATCTGGTGTCGGGTAAAGAGTGACCGTTGTTTTATCAACAAGTCTTTGAACAAAATATCTAGAAGGTGTTCCTTTGGATAATTTATTAGCTAAACTTGAAAAGGTTGCTCGATCTGTTTTTGTAAGTGAGGAATCAGCTTGATCTGTATCTCCTCTATCGGATCTAAGAGTAGCTTCTAGAACATCAGCCAAACCATAAGTTGATGTTCCTGTTGTTCCACCTGCTGTAGTAGAACTTGTTCCATCACCTGATGCTCTATAAAAAGTATATTCTGCTTGACCTTCAATAAGATCAATATTGGTGTCGCCTACTTCCCAGTAGTGCAAACCTCTATTGCCCCATTCTTGAAACATTACATTTAAAGAACGTCTCGCCGTTTTTAGTTGATATCCAGAAGTTACTTGTGAACCTATACGTTCGTATGCTTCTGCTATAATTTCATCAACAGCAAAAGTTTTGTCAAAAGTAACTGTGCCAGATGTTGTGTTGGCCATAAGTTACCTCCCTAGTATACTTTAATCCACTCGCAAGTAATAGTAGCAGAGTCTCCGCTAGTACAAGCTGGTAGAGTTGCTTTAACATCTCCTGTTACACCTGAAGCTTCGTTGTTTTTTACTCCACCTATAGAACTATAATCAAAATAACCACTTTGTTCTAAAGTTAAAAAAGTTGCATCGGTTGTTGCATCCCAAAGTAGTCTAAGTGAATCTACTTTAGCCGTCATTGAAGCACTATACCAAAGTTTATTTAATCTTACTCTAGTACAAGTATCTCCACTTGGACTTGTTCCTAATGCTGAAACATCAACAATAGTTGTTGTTCCACCTGAGCTGTCTGAAACGTTATTATAGTGTGTTATTAATTTTTTATCACCATCAAAAATTGTTTGATTTAATACTACATCTGCCATTTTTTATCTCCTTTATCTAGGGGTGGAGTCATTACACTCCACCCAAAGAGTTAATTTATTTATTATTCAAACAGTAGTCTGCTAATTGTACTATAACTAACGTTTACTGCTGCTGCCGCGCCGTCGCCAGCTTCAATCCCTACGTAAGGAATTAAATTAATGTCGTTTTTCAACGCTGCACCCTTTTGAGTGTTAGCATTACTAGCTGAATAATTCGCTGCAATAGTTGCCTGAGTTGTTCCAGTAACTGAAGTTGTGCCATCAAAAGCCGTTATTGCACTTGTTGTTACACTGTATTGTCTACCATTCACAAAAACAGATGGTTTTCTATCACTATCAATCGAAATTTTTAAATGATAATTTGTATCTGCCGCCACTGTGATACCTAAGTTAGTTAGATAGTCAGTGCCGTTATTAGAATGAATAAAGTACAATGGACCGTAGTCGTCAATTAATTGCCCATTCGTTGCGTCCGTTGCAAAATAAAAATATGCTTGGTCCGCATCCGTTTGAGGTAATTGATCATTTGTCAGTTTCAAACCAGCCCAAATTTTTTGGTTGTCGATAGCCGAACTTGTTCGAACTAAAGCTTCCCATTCAGTTTGGTTTTCAGTGCCCCAAACAACACCTGTCCAAGCTGTTTGTCCACTGTCTAAGTGTGGAGCCAAAATTGCTTGGTCTTGGTCAGCACCTGCTGTTGTCAGCGTAACTGCTGCAACAGTAGCATTTCTAGTAGCTAGTGCTGTTGTCATGTTAGTTCCCAAAACTTCAAAGTTAACGTTTTTGCCTACTGCTGTTGAACCAGCTTTAAAAACTTTAACATACAATGTTCCAGATCCAAGATCTAGAGAACCACCTGTAAAGTTTCCTAAAACAACTGTAACTGTGTTTGCTGCTGTTACTGATGCCGTTATAGTTAAGTCTACAACATCAACACTCATTGTTGCGACAGCAAAGTCTCCTGTCATTGCTGCACCTGTAACTGTTACGTCTTCTGTTAACTCATTACCATCTCCTAAGCTACCCCAGTCTTTTGTTTCTGAGCCTTGTAGGTACGCGTTAAGAGCTGGAAGTTGATTAAAATACTCATCAAGATAATATCTTCGAGAATCTTTCAATCCGTCACCGATCGTTCGATCAGAGACTAGTCCTGTGGATGCAGCTTTACTGATAACTTTAAAATTGTTCTCAGATCGTACTGATCCATTAAACGTTGTGTTTGCCATAATATTCCTCCTAGAATATTTTAAATGTAGTCCCTAGGGGATGTCGACTATACGCGTCTACATTTAATTTTTTTTTAAAATTTGTATAGTGGCAAATTTATATGTTATTTTTTGATTGAGTGCAAGGAATCCCTGCATAAAAGTACGTTTTCAGCGATGTGGCGTTTATCTAAGTTGCCACAGAAACTTGGGCAGCTGAATCACTGATTTTGTTTTCTCTATCAGCAACTTTAAATTCTTCAGCTTTGATCTGGGTGATGATACTTCTAATCTTCTCATCAATTTCGACCATATTAAGAGTATATTTTCCATGTTGATTATACTCATACTGCCACCCTAACTCCAAGGACCTCTTTTGTTTGTACAGGTCTTCGGTCATCTATAACCTCCTCATAGGTTATTCTGTTGCGAACATCTTTAAACATTCCTGTTGTTTCCCACTTTATAGACTTTTCTCCTAGTTTGTCAAGGATTGATTTCTCTATAGATTCACGATTATCTTCTGCTAAAACTTCAAATTTAGCATGATAATCATAAGCCCATATATTAACTAGAAATTGTCGCATTTTTCTTTCTAAAAGTAAATTGTGGCGGAACTGTGTCCGCCACAAAATATGTTTATTATGCTCCCGGTGATCCGAAAATACCTCTCCAGTCGGAGAACCCAAATGAGTATCTCTCTCTAGCTTTGTATCTTACGTTTCCAGTTGTAAAGTCGCCTTCCATAGCTGTTTTTAATGGTGCTCTCACAAAATGTTTAAGACCATTAGGTACATCTGTTTTAATGAACCAAGCATCTGTATCAGTTAAGTAATGATTCACAGTATAGCCTTGTGGAATCATTCCCATAGATACAACTGCATTGATATCATTATCAGCTGTTCCAACTCTTTGTGTTGACTTCATAAGTCTCTCAGCAGTAAATTGTAAAGCTGAAGGCACAATTAATTTCATACCTCTAGCTGCAATTTTTAAACCTCTTTCATCTGTAAGAGCTGCAATGTCAATTAATGCTTGCTCCAAAGATGTTTCGTTAAGGTCTGCTGCTGTAGTTAACTCATTCTGTTCAGTTCCAGTGACGATAGGGTGATCAGTAGCTAAAAGCTCCTTACCATCTCCACCATCTGCTGTTCCGAACCCGTTGTTTAACACCTTAGCGGCTTTCACTTGTTTAGTGTTAGCCATTGATCTCGCTAAAGCTTTTGTATATCTAGACGCAAGTCTGTCATACAAGTTGTCCTCAATCGCTTCTTCAGTGATTGCGAACGCTAAAGCAAGCGTTTCATGTGTGTAACGAGCGGTGAAAGTTTCTTGAGCGTTGTCAAATGTAACTCCCGTTCCTTCTGCTTTGATTGGTGCATTTGCGAAACCAGATAACATTACTTCTTCTTCAAAAGCTCTGTCACTGTTTTCAGTGTCAAAAATCTCCGCATGTTCGTTAGCATAGTTTTTGTATTCCAAGCCGAATAGTGCATTCAAACCTGGCTCTAGTTCTTTTACTAGTTGTCCTCTTGATATAGCCATTTTTTATCTCCTATCCTGCTATTATACGCCAGTTGCGGTCATATAGAAATGTTCGTTAATGATCACTTTAAAATTACAATTAGCTGCTGTTAAGTCGCTATTGTCAGGATCATCCGAAACTCCGATAATTCGCAAGTTGGCTGTTGTTTGTGTGTCTGATGCGTCCGCTACTTCAGTTTTAGAAACAAAATGCGGAGTAACACCTGCGCCAACAGAAACATCGGCGTTTGTGAAAACGTCTAGTTGTTGAGTTGCGCCT